ACAGCACCAACGATTCCGACTAAACGCGTGACTGCGTTATGATAATTTAGTCGGTCGCCCCCGACTAAAAAACTGCCTCTCTACTCTTGTTTAGGCGGAAAAAAAATCCGATTGCCTCCTATGCTACATTCGCGCCGCTTCCCAAAAAAATTCCGACTAAACGCGTGACTGCGACCCCATAAATTAGGCGCGACTAAACGCCCCAAAACAGCCTATTCCGACTAAAAAACAATAATAACGCCGCCTAATTAGTCACGACTAAATAATAATACAAACTGAAAATGCCCGTTTAGTCGGCGTAGACAGCCTTATATACCTGCACCCTCTACGATATATTGAGGTGAAAAGATGAAAACACAAGAAGAAATAACGGCGGCGTACAAAGCATTGTACCACACTGCAACATGGACGGATGGAGAAACATTCGTAGCGGCATATAACAAACTGTATCAAAATGGAGGTACAGCGCACGAACTTAGCGGCTATGTTGGTGACCAATTCAACATGATGCAACGCAACCCGTTGGAGTTCGCAATGAAGTGGCCCGCACTTACGGCGGCACTAATTGATAACTACCTTGACGGTTAAAAAAATCGACGATGTTAGGACACAAAATGCGAACGGTCACGGCTCGTACCAACGCCGCCGCGTCTTCCTCGGAGGGCGCGGTGGCCCCCGACTAAACTCGGTAACTTCCGACTAAATTTTCTTTTTTCTTTAGGTAATTTTTCCGACTAAATTTTCTTTTTTCCGACTAAAAAAGTCCGACTAAACTGCCCCGACTAACGACTAAATATTCCGACTAAATAATTTCCACGAAAAGTAGGGGTAAGATTAGGCGCGCCTAAAAATTCCGACTAAACGCACCACGCAACCCCTATCAGTTAGTCGCGACTAAAAGACTATACTTGGCCCCTTCCGACTAAACTCCTTTAGTCGGATTCCTGTTTAGTCGCCGCAGTACCGCTTATATACCTGTCAGCCCTACAATAAATCATGGGACAAAACCCCTCCGAAACCAACCCTATTGCGGAAGAATCCGCCTCGTTGAAGCACCTTGGCTATGCCCTTGACCTAATGAATATGGTCATTCGCAACAGTCATCACGAAGTGGACATTCAAGACCTCATTAAGGTTCAACACCACCTCATCAACGCCAAGTACGCCGTTCCTGCTCACAACACAATGTTTGGACGCATCATCACCGAAAAAATCGACGGTTCCAGACTTTCAAAATTGTATGTATTGGTTCAAGATATTGCCGGCGACGATTGGTATGACTGCGACGCTAAAACGGAAGCACTTGAATTGATTGAATCCTTGATGTGAGCGTGAGAATAATGCGCTTCACTATCAATAACCCTCACATGATAAAATACGAATGGATTTGTGCCTGTGGACAATTCAGCGATGTTGAATGCACCGGCTACCAACACCCCGACCGCACCGGCCCCGTTCAGGCATACCGTGACGCTCTCGCCCACGCAACCGTAACCCTTGACGCACTACGCACCAAAGAAGGTACGGACAATTGGGGAACGCCCGAAGACTACACGCCCGAAGACTTCATGCAAGAATGGTTCCTCATCGTGGCTCGCGTTATCCTCTGAACGCCACCCCGTCGATTTTTCACCAACACAGGATTGAACACAATCTTGAACAGCGCACCGCCTCCCGCCTCGGCGGGGGGTGGATGCCCCCGACTAATTTATCCGACTAACGACTAATTTATCCGACTAAAAGTTTCGGTAATTTCCGACTAAATTTCTTTTTTTACCGACTAAAAAAGACCGACTAAACTCGGTAATTTCCGACTAAAAAAACGCTTTTTTTTTCGGTAATTTTTCCGACTAAATCTTTTTTATTCCGACTAAAAAGACCGACTAAAAAAATCCAAGGGCTGAGATTTTAGTCGCGACTAAACAGAGTTTACTTTCCGCACTTGGTATCAAAATGAAACTAAGTACCAAAATGAAACTTGGTGCAAAAATAAAACCGAGTACCAAAATGAAACCAAGTGTAGCCAAGTAAACTTCACCTTCAAAAATCGTCAGTGCAAAAAACACACCGTTCATGATAGGGTTCAAGCCTAAACGCTGTACTGCAAGCCTGCTAAAAGGGCCGATATTAAAATGAATATATACCCTTCGGCTTAGTGCATCGCTCCCGCTTCAAAATTGTTAGGTCGCCCGAAATCAGCCCTTCAAGAAATCAAATCATCGACGACCCTAAACGGGACACTGCGAGCCTGTTTCACCCAAAAATTAACCGAATCACCCAGAGGCAAAAAATGAACCAAAAAACCCCATGAAATCCGCCTAAATAGCCCAAAAACCGCCTAAATAAACCAAAGAATGCCCTGCTTTGCTCCTTTATATGCGGAGGCCTCATACTTTGATTCATGGCGGATGAAACCACCACAACCCCTAACGGGAATGAAGAACCCTTCCGTGGAAACACGGAAGGAGAGAACGAAACACTGATGCGGGGCATCATAGCAAGCATGGTTGAAACCTTGCTTAACTTCCTTACAACGGAAGAAGGCTATGTGTTCAACACCAACACCCTCCGAAACACAAGGAAGGCGGCAAATTACACCTTCAAGAAGGAAGCCGTCAAGCATCAAGAATTGGGACGGATGGCGAAATTCATGCAAGTGAATGAAAAGAAAATTATGGGCTATGATTTGACCGTTTCCGGTTGCTCTCATTTGTCCGTGTACTTCAACGATGGACAACCACCGCAACGAATCCTCATGTCATCGCCACTTATCGCCAAGATGTTGAAGAGTGACACCAAAACGGCCAAGAAGTTTCAGCGAGCCGCCGCCGCATACATCGCCTTCCAACAGTGGAACGAGGCAAGCACAGCACAACATGAAGAGGCCTTCCGATTGATGAAACAGCGCACCGGCCAAGCCGTTGAAGAAGTCCCCGAAGGAATGAGACTCACTCCATCAGTCGCCGCCGCCGCATTCAACCTTGAAGTCGGCTCGCCGGTTCGTTACTTTGAAATCGAGAACCACGCCATGCTTCGGGAAGCCTTCCACAGCATGAAGGCCAAACTCATGGAAGAAGGAAACGGATTCATTGACACATCAAGCCACACCTTGAGAACCGCCACCCTTGAGAATTACAGCGAGAACAGCCACCTTACCGTGAATGTCCACACCTTGATTCAATGGTTCAGGAAATCGGTGTTCCCGACGGCCCGATATTGCTCTCCATGTGGTGACCAATTCGGCGTTCAACAGGCCGCCAACGGTTGCCCTAAATGCGGAAACCCAAAGCGCAACCTTGGGTACAATTCCAACACCGCCCACCTGCCCTTCATTGAATCAAATGAAGAGGGCTTGAAGATGGTCGGAGGACACCGCCTTTTGATGAAGTCCTTCCGCTTTGGAAAGCCAGCATTCAACCGCTTGATGCTTGCCTCTCAAGGACTCATGACCGCCTCGGATGCTCTCAAGTACATACTGAGCAAACCCGTATCAGTGCGAAAGACCATGGAAACCGTGAACAAATACGGCGACACAGAAACCAAAATCGTTTGGGTCAAGGCCATGTTGAAGCCCGCTTGGTTTGAGTGCGTCAATGCAACAAACAAAGAAGACCGCTTCGGCCTTGTGGTTGAAACCATGCACCACGGCGAACTTTGAAGCACACCGAAACCAATAGACACAACACCGCCGTTCAATCATGAAAGGTACATCGCCCCTCGTCCCGCTTCGGCGGGGCGGGGGGCTTTTTTCATTTTCACCAACCGAAAAAATCGACGACGCCGCAGGCTCTCAGTCCATCGTTTAGGGTTCAAATGTTCAGGGTTTTCAAACCGGCCCGACCCAATCCGACCGAAAAAGCACCCAATCCAGCCCCCAAAATACCCCGTTAAATCCACATAAACACCCCTCCCTTGCCGTTGCGTATGGTAAAAGGTCACGATGTACCACCTACCCCATGAAATGCCGAGAAGGTGCGTTTATGGGGCCGTACAGGGCAACCCGTTCATGATAGGCTCCAAAAATCCGACCCGCCACCCACAACGGCAGTGCTTAGCACCGTTCAAAATTCGCAATAAAATTTTTGAAAAAGCAACTTTATATTTATCGTCGCCTAACACTTCGGAACATCTTGCTTGCTCCCTTACTTTTTTTCTTGCCGCCGAACCAATCACTACTTCCCATCGTTCTTGCTTCCCATGCTACTCCCGAATTTTGGTGGCTGAATTGGTCAATCGCATGAGCCAACGCCATGACCAAATCGTTGTGTTTGCCCGTATCTACAATGTCGCCGGATTTCCACGCATGGCTTTCCAATTCTTCAAGCATTTCATTGACAACCCTTCGTGTGCCGTCACTACCATAGGGGAATTGAATCTTGCCTCGTTCAAACCAAACTCTCAACCGATTCAACAATCCTTGTTTTAATCCCTTGTTGCTTACCCTTGACTCCCGATATTCAACATTGATACCTTTAGCCTCAAGTAAACTCTTGAACAGTCGTTGAAATCCTACATCTTCTGCCGCCAAAGGTGCGCTAAACTTTTTACACCACTCACCTATCATGTCAGCCTGTCTATCGGGGGAAAAGTCATTTCGTCGCCATACATTTGCTACTACCAACGAACCATCGGATTCTTGTCTAACTAACACCAATACGGAATAATCCTTACCCAATCCTTGTGACGGGTCAAATCCAACCATATATCGGCAACCTTCTCGCTTTTCTTTGTCAAACACCTGCTCTAAGTCCATATTCGCTCGTGTAAACTTGCGAGGGTACACTGCCGCCTCATCGTCAATAACTTTACACAAAAACTCTTGTGCAAACTCTAAGTCACCTGTGACTTTCTTTTGCTCTAAAAGAAAATCAATCGGTCTAAATTCCGGCCACAACGCCTCTAATTTTTCCGGTTCATGTTTATCTTTATCCCAATTAGGAATAGCCGACCAAACGCCCGTTTTCCATTCGGGGTTTTCAAGCATTTCAGTGTGGTACAAATCAGCCATGCTCATAGGAGTACCAACACAATACAAAAATGCGCCGGGGTCAAGCATCGGCATTACAACCTTACGCAACCAATGTCTTAATTGTTCATTATTCAATTCTTTCTTTGCATCAAGCAGTACATCATCAAGAGCAACAACCGCCGGATGGTCGCCACGAATCGCAGAGCCAACAGAGGAACAACGAATGACTGCTCCATTGTTCAACCACAATTCTCGCTTACCACCTTTTTTAGAATCAATGTACCGAGCCAATTCCTTATGGGTTGTTAAATCCTTTCTAATTTCAGCCAATCGCCTTACTGCCGTATCTTGACTCGCTGAAAACAACCAAATGTCCATAGGTTTACCGTTAAACTTTTGGAACAAGCACATATGCAACAGTTTTACACCGAGCGTCGTACTCTTTGAATGACTTCTCGGAGCAATAATACAAACGCGGTGAACATGGCTACCTTTCCTATCACTGTAAATATTCATCCATTCGCCTATGTGGTCGCCCCAAGAATAACCAAGCCAACGATAAAAATACGAAACATCTGTTCTTGCTCGCTCAAAGGCCAACGCTTGTTTTATTTGACTCATTAGGCATCACATACATTTTTATTGGGAAAGTCCAAAACACATCAATTTTTACAGTCATATTTACCACGGGCGCAGAGAGCGCATATTACAGTAAGGACAGATTCTCGTAAAAGCCTTTTCTTGAGAAAGACCCTTACTTGCCCAACCGCAATCGTCACACACTACACTTTCACGCTTCATTTCTAATCACCCGTAAACAACCACAGTACATCATTTTCTTTTCTATTTTACACCATTTTTTATGGGAAGTATATCTTGAATAACATCTATGGCCGCAGTTTTGACATTCTCTAAACTTTTTGACCTGTGGGTTCAATGCTGACCCTCCACAGGCGCAAAGTATGTAGCAATAAGTCCTTTCTGTTTGTCAATTAGATGAGCCGCCAATCCTGCTTGACTTGTTGTATATCCTTGTCGTGCGTGGTATCTATCGTGACCTGCAAGACTTGGTAATTGAATAATCAAACAACCTTTACTTTCCAAAACCTTACGATGGTGCAAATGTCCGTGGAACCAAGCGTGATGCTCACACTTGCCCCATAACTCTCTTTGTTCACATGACATTAACTCTTCAAGGTTCTTAGCCCCGTCGCCGTGAATAAACCCAAGAAGATTATTACCGTAATGAACATACTGTCGTGTAGATGGACTAACAACCACTTCGCAATCTTCGGTTTCTTCGTAAACTGCTGATAAATACATCATCAAAGCAATAGCCGACATTCTATCGTGATTACCCGGCATAAAGACTACCTTAACGGGAGCGACTTGTCGTAGCAAATCAATATGCTCTCTTGCTAATTTACAGCCCGTCATCAAAATTTCAGCAGGGCTACCGCACATATCTTGTGGTGTACCCTTTGTGGTTGTACCTGCGTCGGTATCAACATGGAACCAATCGCTACCCGTAGCCAAAATAATTTGCTCCGGTCGGGATGGAAGGCGACAAATCAATTCTTCTGTCTTTTCCATCAACCTTTTACGCGCTTCTTCAAAGTGGTATGTTTCTCCGACTTCATCAACCCATCCATATTTACCCCAATGAAAATCAGTGGGACTAATAACAAGAGAATACTCGCTTTCGTCTTCAACCATATTTAGTTTAGGGACATTACTTTTTGCTTCTCCGACCAATTGTTTAAACTCATTCAGCACATAAGTATTGAACATTTCATACTTTTCAGCAGACTCTTCAATGTTTTTCCACTTACGGCGTTCATACTTCTTGTGAAGACTGTGTTTGTTTCGCAAAACCAAGTCCTGTACCAATTGGTCAATATCAGTGGTAGCAATTTCTTCATCAGTGTACGGTGACATATCGTGTGTCCATCCATGTCGTCGTCGGTACTCATCAAACCAAGCACGAGGAATACCAAAGTCTCGGCAAATTTCATTCATTGATGCCGGTTTTCCTACCATATTTGAGTACGCTTCTTTCATACCTCGGTGTTTGTCACCTTCAACAGATACCATTTGGTCAGCAATAGACAAATATGTGTAGTAAATGTCATTTACAGAATCATAATGATAGGAAGCATTGACAGAATTTAACTCGTTTTCAACCTTTACCTCTTTTTTGCTTACCTTTTTATGGTCGCCTCTCTTCCAACGATAAATTGACATTTCCCAACCCTTAACGCTTTTCTTATCATCTATCGCATAAAGTTTTCTTGCATTAGCCAAGACTGACAAAGAATTATCAAAATGCTCCGATATTGTGTCATAACCGTATTCCGGTGTGCTTCTCATAAACTAATCCACACATGAACCCTTTATGAAGGTTTATCTTTTTGTTGATTATGTACCTAACAAAAAGAAATAAACGCGTGACTGCTCCAACAGACAACCAATTCTTTTTTTCTTTCATAGGTATGTAATGGGGGCTTAACTGTTTATTATAATAACTTCTTTTTCTTACCCACCTTAGAAACAATAAAAGAATTAGCAAAAAACGCAATACTGCTCTTAATTTAATTCTTTTTGTGAAAATTGAAAGAATAAAAAGAAATAATTCGCTACATTGATAAAACATACAACATCTGCGTTAAGACATGGGTATCTTTGATAGGTTCAAGCGAAACGCAACCGCCGACGAAAGGCCGGTACAACGAGTAGGGTCAAATGTAACCCTTAGTGTAGCCGCAGGTTTACCTAACATTTTTGAAGATACCGAAAAATTCCAAAGCGACACAAACTTTGTGAACAAATTTGACTTGTATGATAACATGGTCAAGTTAGACCCCGAATTAAATGGTGCAGTGCGCTCTGTATCGCTTACGGCTAACAATTACCGTATTGACTATACAAAAGCCAAAAACAACGCCATACGCAACGCTATTATGATGATGGTTGAAAAGGTTGATTTTGATGACTTTCTTATCAATACCCTACGAAACCTACAAGTGTACGGCAACGACATTAACAAACTTGTAGGTCGCACAGGTGTTGGAATCACTAACATTCAAAGCCTACCAATTCGCCAAATCACCATTGTTGATAACCGAGGGGCTAATGGTCTTCCGTTTACCGCCGATGAAAACAGCCCAATTATGACAAACGACTTTTACATTCTCCGTGAAAATGGTATTGACACTATGGTATTCCCTCGTAGTGAAATTATCCACTTCCGAACAGACTTCCGTAGTAATTGGTATGAAGACACAAAACTACGACAAACCTATGGTGTGTGGGGTCAATCCCGCTTTTCCTCACTTGAACAAGTCGTGCGTGTCAAATACAACACTATGAACAACCGCATAGCCCTTGAAGATAGCATGACAAAACAATTTATTACAATTGACAAGTCAGCCATTGAACACATTACAGACCCCGATGAACAAGCCGAGCGTTTGGGTATTATTATGGATGAAGTCGTAAAATTGTTTGAAGGACTACGGGGCGACCAAATGCCTATCCTACCATCGTATGTTTCCTTGCACCATGTTGATTTGAATAACACCATTCCCGATAATAGCGCATTCCTTGATATGGTGGGCGCAAATGTAGCCGCCGTACTCCATGTACCTCGTGTGGCCGCAGGACAAGAAAAAGGTTCAACCTTTGCCGCTACATACAATGCAAATATGTGGGCTAACACTGCTATAAGTCGCCTACAATCTATTGTAAAGCAAGGTATTATACAATTATTTTCTAAACAATTAGAATTGCTTGGTATTCCACACCAAATGAAAGACTTGCCGGAGTTTATCTTTGAACCTATTGCAGAAGAATCCCCTATGGAATCTATGAAGCGGTCAGTCTTAGGTTATCAAGCAGGAATACTAACCCTTAATCAATCACTTGACATAGTGGGTATGCAACCCGAAAGTCAAGGTGATGACCGCATAGAAAAATCGTCAAAACCAACAATGGGCGAATTACCCCGAACAAATCAACAAGGTGAATAATATGAGAAACAATAAAGATTCTGTGAATGACCGCATGGTAAAGTGGACTGCACTTCCCGCAGTTTATCTATGGCTCTTATCTTCCGCCGCAGTCGTTGGTATGGGTATTCTTAAACCCGAAGTCGTTCTTAACAACATTGGTGAGTTTGTTGCACTTCTCGCTATTATCGGCACTACCGCCCAACCTGCTTTTGCTACAATGCTTGAATTGTGGAAGCAGGAGCAACAAATTGAAACAGAATTGCACCCATCAGTCATTGAATCCCAAACTCGTGTTATGGAAGAAAGAGCCACTATTGAGCGACAAATGGCCCTTAAAGCCCAAGAACACAAGCACACTATGGATGCCGAAGAACGACGAGCCAAGATTAAACTTGTTGCCGAAGGAAAAGCCGCATTTAAATTACCCAAAAAAGAGGAATAGGTAAATGATGCGCGTTGAGAAACACGGACTATTAAGCCAAATATGGCCTTATCCCTTTGAAACTTCAACAGAAAAAGGTTATCCCGAAATATTTGAGTTAATGAATTATTGGGTTCTTTACAACGACAATAAAAGAATTGGTTATACCGGCTCCTTAAACATGGGGTTATTTTATTTTGTAGGCAATACATACATATTACCACAGTATAGAAAAAATGGCTGTCATTCTTTTTTGTTGTCCGAAAGAAACAAACACCTTTCTCTTAAACCAAAAATAACTATTCTTAACCCAATAGAAGATTCACAAATGCACCATCTTGCTAAGGTTGTAAGTAATCTTGGTTATTCTCCGGTATATTCTTATGATAATGTTAAAGATATTATGAGTGAAAAATTATATCTTGAAATTCTTAACCATAAACAACAAATATGGCGAATGAATTAAAAGACAGTCTATATGTCCTTAGCCTATGTCCGATGTTGGCGAAGGTGAATTGTTAATTGAAGCCGCCGAATATCAAGGCAAAAAGGTAACACTTAACAAACCATTCCGTACACAAGGCGGCAAAAAGAAATTTGCAGTTTATGTGCAAAACTCAAGTGGTACAGTCGTTATTGTACGCTTTGGCGACCCTAACATGGAAATTAAGCGTGACGACCCTAAGCGACGAAAGGCGTTCCGTGACCGTCACGATTGCGCCAACAAGAAAGACCGCACTACACCCGGCTATTGGTCATGCCGACAGTGGCGTAGCAGTAATCGTGTTGAAGCAAGCGAAACCGACGAAGATGATAACAAAGACTATCCTCTATGGTTTGATATTTGGTCGGAAACTGAACCACAAATTATTGAAGCCGAAGAAGGTTGTGGTCAAGCAGAAGAAGACTGTGGTTGCGGTTGCACCGAAGCCGTTGAAGCCAAAATGATTCGCAAAGATGTTTATGATAATCCCGCAGAGGCTATGGGCCGAGCAAAAGAAATGGGCTTAGATGGTATTCATTCCCATGACGAAGACGGACAAAAAGTATTCATGCCCGGAAAAAATCATGAAGAGTACATGAGTAAAAATAAGGGTAAAGACATTCCTAAGAAAGAAGATGCTTCCTACCACGATGACAAAGACAAGAAGGCTATGGCCGGTGAATGTCCCATTGGTGAAGAAATGATTGCAGGTTCCTGTCAGCCTGTAAATGTCACAATGGATATTAGCATTGATACTATTTCAGCCACCGTTGAAGCCTCAACAGGTAATACTATTATGGAAATAAAAGGTGTTGCATTCCACGAAGGATTTAACAAAAACAAGTGGGCCTTGACAAAGCGTGGTGCTGAAAATGCAGTTAAACAAATGTTTGGCTCGGATTTGACACTTAATCACCCAAAGGCAAAAAATGTCGGCTTTGAAAGAAATACTGATGGTGGAGTAAACGAAGCCAATGTTGGTGTTGTTACAGAAGCAAGTATGAATTATATCGGAGAAAAAGATTACGAAGTAAAGTATGTTGCTCATGTAAAGCGTTCCGAATTGTTTGAGGCTTTAGAGTCGGGTCTTTGGTTAAAGGCTGATTATGGAGTAAGTATTGGTGGATATGGTATTCCTATATCTGCAAATGAAAAAGGTATGGTGTTTGATATGGACTTTACTTTTGACCACTTGGCTATCGTACACAAACCCGCTTACCAAAGAGCAACAATTGATTCGGCTAAAAAACTTGAAGAAAATGCTGAGGCTGTTCAATATGGAAAACCAAAAAAGAATGACCCAAGAAAAACTCCCGCTAAACCCGATGAGCGACGAAAAGGCTCTAAGAAAAATAAACCCGATTCAGCAAAGAAACCCAATAAGTCAATTGTTGTTTCACCTGCAACCCGTAAAACTATTAGCACAAAAATGCAAGAACATAATAAAAAAGGAAAAGGAAGTAAAGCCTCTATGGGCGCACTTCTTTCTGTTTTTCGTCGTGGTGCTGGTGCTTTTTCCACAAGTCACGCACCCAATATGTCAAGAAACGGTTGGGGAGTCGCAAGAGTTAATGCCTTCCTTTACCTTTTACGGAATGGCCGACCCTCTAACCCCAACTACAAGCAAGACAATGACTTACTTCCCAAAGGGCATCCTCGTAGTAAAAGAACTGCTTCCACAAAAGAAACCTTGATAAGTCAAACGGCATCTCGGAAAGATTACCGAAAGGAGTATGAGAATATGTCCGAAGAAGAAATTATCAACGAAGAAAACATTTCCGCAAGCGAAATGGAAGCACTGCAAGCAGAATTGGTTCTCGCTCGTGCAGAACTTGAAGAAATGAAGGCGCATGAAGCCTCAAAGACAGAAGAAGCACGACTTGGACTTGTTGCATCCGCAACAGAACTTGGTCTAAAGGGTCACGAAGACCTTTCTTCGGAAACCCTTACCTCCCTTATTGCATCGTGGGAATCATCCCGCCCTGCTACACCTGTGGTTGAGATGAAGCCCGCTGAACCTGCGGTCGCTTCCGAAGTCCCAACCCCTTCCCCTGTGTCCGAAAAGGTTATCGCAAACTACCTTAACGGCAAGATGGTGGAAACTCCCGAATCACTCTACGCACAAGCATGGAACGCTTGGGCCTCCGCTTGGAACAAGACTCTAAGTGGTAGCGAGCGTGGAGATGAGCGCATTGGTGCGCCAAACTTTACACAAATGAAGGAGATGATTTGAAATGGTAGCATTTACAGGAAACGATACACGAAACGCAACTTTGAAAGATGCTAACACCATTAGCGGTGTTGGTATTCTTGTCGCAAAAGACGGAACGAACAACAAGGTTCAACTTGGAGCCGCAACAGATGTACCCCTCGGTGTTTCAGCCGGAGAGTCAAGCCGTGACGCTGACCAAGTGCTTGAAACAACCGGAGCAACTTGCTCTTACTTCCCTATGGGCGGAGTACAAATGATTGCCGCACTCGCAGAAACTTACACCACAGGACAACTTGTTTACCTTAAGGGAGCAGGACGAGTCGGAGGAACCGCAGGTTCGGACAAACTCGTAGGAGTCTATGTCGGTGAAGGAGAAGTCGTCGGTACTGCCGGACTTCTCATCCCCGTAAACACATCTCAATGTGCAACTGCATGATGATAAAAAAATAAAAAAGGAAGTGAAAAATATGAACAAATCTTTGCATGAAATTATGAACGCATCCGCCGCCGCAGGGCCATTTGGAACCGGCGACGCAGTGCTTGAACAAACGCTCCGTGACTTTATCCAACTTCAATCCACTCGTATTGCAGTCGGTACTCAACTTGTTGGTACTCGTACTGTTCCGTGGCTTGAGTTCAAGTGGTACACAGGAGTTCAAGGAACCTTCTCATACCCATTGGATGATGCGGCAACTGTGGACGCTACCAAGATTGGTACGGCCAACTACACCGTTCAACTCAACAAGGGACAAGGCCGATGTGTCTTCCTTGACACTGTTCGCCTTCGTGGTGAATCCTTTGAGAACATTGACCGACAACAACTCGCAATCGTGCGAGGTCGTGCTGATGTTATAGACAACAACATTCTATCCACCCTTCACGGTGGAGCAGGACAGACTCAAGCCGCAACCGCTACCTTTGGTAGTGCAGGTGCAGACGAAGAGGCTGACCTTTTGGCTACTATGGACAAGGTTTTCGCAGAAGGCCGAGTTTCCGGTGACGAACCAATGGCTCTTGTCCTTCCTGCTTCAAGCCGAAGTGCGCTTCTCAACACCCAACTATACGGAAATGTCGTGGAGTCCCTTCAAGACCACATGCGCCGAATCGCCTCAATGAGCGTTTACTACACCCGTGACTACACAGGCGGTAAACTTCTTGATGGTGCTTCCTCCGCCGCTATCGGCTCCGATGCTCTTTTGCTTATACCCGGCTCCGAAACTGCTGAGTTCTTCACCTACAATGGTGCTGGCTACCAAGAAACTGAATTGACTCGCCTACCCGGTGTTGGCTTTGATTGGCTCTTGACCGGCTACATGGGAAGTGTTGTTCACCAACACCAAGACGGTGCGGCTTCCGGTAAGTCAAACAGAATTGCTAAGATTACAGGCGTTATTTGAGGTGAGTTAATTGGCTCAAAACCGCAAATTCCAAGATTTTGTCGGAAACGACAGAACCGATGCAACAATGCAGAAACACGCTGTATTCCTCTACGACTTTACCGTTCAAGGTGGGGACATAGGGGCAGTCACACTAACAGACATCTATGGTAATGCCGCCACCCTTCCTGCATCAGCAGTCATTACAAAAGTGACTTATGATAATCAAGGCGCACCTGCTTCCGTTGGTTCCGCTACTATCGCTTTAGGTGTTACAGGAAACACTGACGCATTCAAGGCCGCTACTGCTTTTGACAACGCCGCATATACAGCAGAGGCTACCCATATGCACAACGAGGTTCCACTTAAGGTCGGACTCGCCGCAGTAAGCGTACTTGGTACAATTGCTACCGCCGCACTTATCGCTGGTAAATTCCGAATCATTGTTGAGTACACTGAATCCTCCGCCGTTTGAGGTGAATTAAATGGATGAGTGGACTGACAAAAACGGTGATGTTTACCGTTTGGATGCAGATGCACCCGAAGGTGTTGTTCGTTATCTTCTTGTAAAGAAGGTAAAAGCACCTGCTAAGGCTAAAGCCCCCGCAAAGAAAAGTAAGAGTAAGAGTAAGAAGAAGGAATAAAGATGAGCGAGAAGGCAAAATTAGTCAAGCAATTAAACAAAAAAGGTATTGAAATCCCCGAAGGAGCGAAACTCGCTGACCTTCGCCATCGTGCTGAATATTGGTTATCCTCTAAAGGATGGCTTGTTCGTTTGGCTAAACCTGCATCACGCAAACCTAACAGCCCACTTACCCTTCTTCCCGACACAAACACCTATTGGTTGCCCGATAGCCGTATGGCTCATGATATAATAGAAACACAATTAGTATTTGTTCTTGGTCGTACACCACAAGTCCCAAAAGGTACAGAAGTTATAGAAGTCCCGAAAGATTATAACGACAAATGGCCTGTATCGGGATTAGGTGAAGAGTAATGGCGATTACAAACGACAATATTCGTGATTTGTTAAATCGCCCTCGTGGTCTAAATGACGCTACTATTACAGAATACATTAGTATTCGTACCGAACAAGTAAATAAATCAGCACGAAACACAGCGTTTCTTGCTACCGATTCAGTAAATGTTGTGACAGCCGCACAAAAAGAAAGTGCTATTAAGGCTCTTGTATGTGCTGACTGTCTTCAAGTTATGATTGATACCCTTCCATCCTATGTCAATGAGAACGAGAAGAAAGAGCAAGACATACGCTTAACCGCACAATTGCGTGGGTTTAACAAGCGTGGTGAAGAAATGTTAGCACTTATCTCGGAGGTTGGCGGAACGGCAGTAAAGTTCAGTCAAACCAAAACGAGGTTGTGAGTAATGGCTACTATTACATGGATAGGCGGAATTAGTACAAGTGCTAACAATGCCGCTAATTGGTTGCCTCCTGTTGCCGTACCCGCCGCAGGTGATGTTGCCCTTTTTGACACTCCCGCCGCAGGAAATTGTATTTGGGATATTCCCGTTCCCGGAGGGGTTGCTTTATCCGTAGATGAAATTATTGTTGAATCGGGTTTTTCCCAAACACTATCATTTAATACCTATCCACGCATTAAAGGTCTTTATCTTGATGGAACATTAACTACGGGTGGTGGGGTAGATAGAATAGATTTTCAAATTGGGTCATCCCCTAATTTTTATGGTACATACAAATCATACAATGAAAGGTTTATTCTTTTAGGTAATAATGCAAATGCAACAGGTTTTACATTTAATTTAACAGGCGATGCGACACAATCAACAAAATTTGATGATGGCCCGCACCCAACAGTAATTTTAAGCGCAGGAAAATTTGCACCGGATTATGTAGCCCCCACAGGTACAAGCGGCAAAGCATCCTTTACTTCTTTCTTTAACAAAACAACTTTCGCTCCCGATGGTGATTTGGTAGATAATGATAGACTAAAAGTATTTTCAATGGAAGCCTTTACAATACCAACGACAACAGTACTTAATTTTGGTTTAGCCACTGTTGAATACTACGCTACAAGCGGTGGGTTTTACATTCCCACAGAAGGGGCTACGGGTTATCCTGCCGGTTTTACCGCATACCATCGTAAAATTGTATTAAAAGCAAATACAGCAGGACATAAATGTTTGATAGCCGATAACACATTTATATCTGTTGAAGAGTTTGAAATTGGTGATGGGGTCGCTCTAAAAGGGCCGGTTGATGATACTTCACAAGGAGCAGATATACGAAGCATACAAACTCCTAAGATTAGAGGAACATGGTCGTTTAGCCAAATATCTCAAGGTATTTACCGAAGTCCACGCCATGCACCCGGCCCAATGCCTAAAGTAAATGGTAATTTTCATATTACCGGAAAATTAGATGTTGATGGTCTTATTGACCCAACAGGGCTTGAATTAAATCCCGTTGGTTCAAATCCGGGTGGTGTAGCCGCAAACACCCTTTGGCTTAACAGTGGAGATAGTGACAAACTGTATCATGGTTCAAGCGAAGTCGGTGGTGGAGGTGGTGGTAGCGGTACAGTCACAAGCGTTGCTACTACTGCTCCAATTACGGGTGGAACAATTACAGGCGCAGGTACATTAGGACTTGACATTTCAGCCTTGACCGCTAACACACAAATTGCTGATGCTGATTTGCTTTTGTTGGACGACGGGGCTAACGGCACAAACCGCAAAATTACTTTTACCGAGGTCGCTGAGTGGATTCGTGGTGGTGGGGTTCTTGTTGGTCGTAATGGTGGCGTAAATAAACTAAGAATCCGAGACTCAAGGGATGATGGCGCATTGACCCCCGACGATTGGGGAAACAAACAAGTGTCGTTTGACTTCACCGACCAATACAGTTCATTGTTGCCGAGCGCATATTGGGCAAGTGTCATGACTTTCAAAGGGTGGAGTGATTCATACCGTGTTGCGCAGTTAATGACCTCAGCAACAAGTGAGGGGACAGCCCAAGGCAACAAAGACACCGAGCCATTGTATTTTCGTAGCGGAGAGGATGCGGGTTGGGGTGCTATGAGGGAGGTACTAACCTTCCCCATAGGGTCTAATGGAAGCACCCCTAACGCTGACGGTGCGGCAGGCCAAATCCTTCAAACTGACGGGGCTAATACCCTCTCTTGGGTTGATATTCCAATACAGACTGCAACCCAATACCAAAAGTATGTTCTTCAAGACTCCATAGGCTCCCCCGTAGCCATTTCTGCTGGAACAACGACTCAACTAACATTTGGGGCAACAGGAGCAGTTTTTGTTGAAACCTACACTACCCCTACCGCTTGGATTACTGACCCAATTAGCAGTGACCACATTATAATTCAAGAGGCTGGACTTTATCAATTTACCTTTGGGGGATTTTTAGCGGGAATAAGCGGCTCAAATCCCGATTACCGTATAACAATATCCTCTACCTCATCACTTACGGGTGACTTGCTTTCATTACGAAACCGAACCTCCACCGTTGACCGATACACTAATACTGCCGTGACAACCGTTTATTTGGGCGTAGGGGACACTGTGTATTTTAGCGTATTTTGTGGTGGTATGACTTATCAAGTGGGTGGTTTAATTGCGCCAACACCACCCATCACTACCGGCGAAACAAGGACTTATCTTGATATAAGGAAGGTTTAATAATGCTATCTATACTAATTGAAAGATACCCTAACTTTAATTGGGCGACAATGGAGGTTAGTCCTATTGTCTTGATGTCGGGTACAGGAGAATACCGAGTCCTTGCTCATTTATGGCCCACGGACATATACCCTACTATTCCCTCATCGGATGATATTAAGGGGTGGTTAGAATGACAAGATGTAATTTATTAGACGCTTGGTTTGATGCTGAGTCAAAAAAACTTGACAAAAAAGAAAAAGAAACAAAGAAAGATTTGATAACAGGTGAAAAAAATGAGTGAGAAAAGAAAAGGAAAAATAGTGTATCAACCTCCCGAAAGATGTTATACGAATGTAAACATTGAAGAGACACCCCACGGCTACAAGGTTTATCGGATAGGCGAAGCGCGCCATTTTACAGTCATTCCCCTATCTTCCACCAAAGAAGTACTATACAGTAAGGAATGAGAAACATGGAAATTGAAACAATATTATTTATTATAACTGCGGTTATACTTGACATTTTGATTATCACATATGCAGGTAAGCGTCTTTTGGCTTTTTGGCGTAAGATTAACGCTGATGGTAAAATTACCGCCGATGAAATTATAGACGGCGTAGAAGAAGTCGTTGAAACCATTAAAGATGTTAAAGACAAATTGGGCGGCGAAGAAGAATGAATACCGATGAGCGAATAGATTCGTTAGAAGACAGAACCCGTTTGCTTGAGCAAGCGGTTCTTGAATTGTCCACGATGGCGAAGTACCTAAAGTACGCCGCAATTGCCCTGTTCGCTTCGCTTGGCGTTGATGTGCAGGGTGTGATGTGATGGTTTACTATTGCACTACTTCCGATGTAGGTTCACGCCTTGCTCTTGATAGCGCACAGCGCACAAGAGCCGCAACCCGACTAACAAGTGTTATTCGTCGGGCTACGATTGATATTGACCAAATGTTTCGTGATTACGGGCGCAGTGTCCCAAGTAAAAGTATTGCTGAAACAACACTTAACGGCTCTATTAGTGCTGGTGCAACAACGGTCACACTAACTTCTGCATCCTCATTTACAAGTGCAGGGAACGGAAACATTGACGGTGATTCATTCGCTTGGACGGGGAAATCATCAAATGACCTTACGGGCTGTACGGGTATTTCTTTTGACCATGCAACAGGTGTGACTGTTCAAGAAGGAGAGTTTGCTCATGTACTGCGTGAAATTTGCGCTGATATTGCCGCAGGGTATTATCTTGAAGACGAAGCGGTTTTTCAAACTGCTGACACCAAAGGTAGCATTAGAGGCAACAACCTAAGAGAGCGTGGATTTGATAACCTTAAGAGGTTGGCTCACTTAGGAAGTGTGGACTAATGCGCCCTATTCGTATTGCTGACAGAATGGTTAGCAGTGGTGGCGGCGGAAAAACTAAAATTTCCGTTGATATGACCCAATTTAATAGGGCTATGGATAAAGCGCAAAAGGATATTGCACAGGCTATGTTTGAAGGTAGCGGAATTGCTTTTGCCGCCGCTTTAGACAGAACCTTTAGGTATTTGCAGGGTAGGGTAGCACATACCCCACAAGCAAAAAAGGTAGCCGATTCGTTGGACTACACTAAAGGCCCGGAAAGAAAAAAATCAATCAAAATTACTGATAGTGAAGTAACAATTGAAGCCATGTTTGGTAGCCGTGGGCCGGATAAAAGAAACGGTGAAATTGGTTTTGGTGTTCATACAAGTCCCGATGATAACGGAGGGACATTTAACATTGGTTGGGCCGTTGAAGAAGGTATAAGCCCAAAAACATTTTCTTGGAAATCAAGTGGGGCGCAAACTTATAGCCGTCAAGTTAAGACTAAGCATGGTAATTCAGCATGGTACGCCGGTAAAGGAACAGGGCAAGCAGAATTTTTAGGTATTATTGGTGCAGACTACATAGATTTCGCCATGAGGGTTTTTGATGCGAGAATAAATACCGCAGTAAAAAGAAAGATGAAAAGGAAGTTAGAGTAATGGCGATAGCAAAGACAGAAGAATTTTGGAACCACCGACTAAACGGTGAAGACCCAACAAGCCCGACAGGTGAAAACAACACTGCTTGGAGTGCAACAGGAAGCGGTGCAAGCGAAGTGGACAAGTATTGGGTAGTCACTGATGCTCGCTACAATGTCACACCAACAACAAATGCTTATACTATTTTTAGCGTTATACAATACACAGGAGTACCCGACAATGACGAAGTGTTGCTTTCCCTTGATAACGGTTCTAAAAAAGTGGAAGTAAAAGCCTTTGGACAAAAAGTAAAACTTGTCGGTGCAAGCACCGTTACAAGTGATGACTTGGATATTTCAATGGCGGAAGATAACCCCGTTCCCCTTTCGTTGCGTTTGACTCTTGATGCTTCGGGCAACGCTCGGCTATATCTTCGTGAAATCATTGAAGATGATGACGCACAGACGGCTTACCTAAGCGTAGCAGGTGCAACAGGCTCAAGCCGAAATGTGGCTTGGGGAAACAACACAGGCACAGTCAAGTGGGCTTCCGTTTACATGACCGATATGGGGGCGTTTTCTCCCCTTGAATTAGCCCCTTCCGACTTGGCTACCGATACACTATTGCGTATGGGTCTATCAATTGTTGAGAATCTAAGAAATAGCCGAAGGGCGCATTTGAAAACACACTTAGATGCAGGGTCAATTCGTTATGGTTATGACATATCCCAAGAAATGCTTACACGCTCAATCCCTCCCTTTATTCATGTCTTACTGCGTGGATTAGGTTCACCTACCTTTGCGGCTCTTGGAGGCGGTCGTATTGACCAAGAATACGATGTTCTCATCTATGTCACAACAAGAGGTACAACCTATGAAGATGCTTACCGATTAGGCTTGAACATTTTAGGAGAATGCTTTGATGAGTTATACACCACGACAGGTCTAAACGGAACGACAGACAGTCTGTATGAGTATCAATTAGAATTGCAGTCCCGCTTAGATGATGAAGTCACAATTTGCACACACTTGCTCACATTAACCTATATGCGCCGCCTAAATATGCGGCACAGATGAAACGCTTAAATATCAACGCATTGGTAGTGTAAACACCGAGAAGTGATTACTATGTCAGGATTTACAAACAGATATGTCGGACTTGTCAAAGAATCAGCCTATGGAACCGACCCCGGTTCAGCCTATGTTTATGGAGAGGTTGATGACGAGTCTATCAAGCATAATTACGATGTGCTACAACGAACCGACATGAGCCGATACGGTGCGGCCAAGTCAAACACAGGAAAGGAGTATTCCGAAGGCGACATTAACATGGCTATGCTTGCTGATAACTTTACAGGACTTGCTCTAACAGGTCTTTTCCCAACCGATACAGTAGGTAGTGTAGCCGACGGTCTTTATCCCCATGTTTACACCGAAGCAGGAACAGACCGTTCTTTTACCATGAAAGTAGGTCGTGAAGAAAAAGAACACACTTACACAGGTATTGTTGTGGACAGTCTTTCAATCAGTGCAAATCTAAATGAGTACGCTATGGTTTCAGCATCCTTTATGGGTAAAGCGGAAAGCGCAGTAGCCACTCTCGCAACCCCCTCTTTTAACACAAATGACGCTTTGTATTTCTCGGATGCAAAGGTTTTCTTTAACGGTGATGCAACCGCTTCTAACCTTGTTAAATCAATTTCCTTTGACATTAACATGAACCGTGATGGTGACAACGCCTGTGGTCTTGGTGACGCAACCTATATTCGTGCGCCACCATTCCAACGCCGTGAAATCAGTGGAACAATTGAGTTTAACAAGATTATTCACACTGCCGTTGAAAGCGAGCCAACATACACTGAATTAACTGCGGCTGATGGATTGGAATTGTCCGGTAGTGGAATTGAATTGAAGGTTCAGTTTGGCGACGAATCCGTTGCAGATGTTCTAACATTTAACTTTTACAAAATTCGCTTTGAAGCACCCGACGCAAATGTTTCCGGTCGTGACACACAAACCATGACCGTTCCCTTTGTCGCTCTTTTCAGTCCCAACGATAGCAAAATGATGGATATTACTTTGCGAAACGCTCAATCATCCGCATACTGAGGTGTTTAAATGGCTCATAACGGTGGAACAACAATTCCCGACAAAACAAAATTAAATGTTTTGCACTTTGAAGGTACTGCCGCCGCAGTACAAACGGCTCTACGGGCCGCAATAGCAAACGATGATGTTATCATCAATTGCTCAACAACAAGAAAGAAGGATAGCAACCACATAACCTGTACGATTGTTGCTATCATAGCATGAGAATAGTATTCCCCTAAAAGGAAAGAGAAGTGAAAGATATATGCCCGTATTGAAGAAAGAGTTTGAATTAGACGATGGAACAAAAATCACCTGCCGACAAGCAGGTGGTATGACTAAACTTCGGATTGAAAATATCCAAGCGAGAGTTTTTCGTGACCATATGCACTTCGGTTTAGACACAACCGAATGGACTGCCGAACAACAAAAAACATTTGCTGACGCTTTGGAAAAGGAAGGCGCAGGTATGGAAGACCAAATTAAAGCGTGGATTCCTAAGTGTGTTATTGAACCAAAGGATTTTGACATTGATTCATTGACAAGCGAAGAATTGCGAATGATTCTTGGCTTTGTGCGTGGGGATGACCCGGATGGTGCGCCCCCTTTGGACAATTCTTCCGAGTAGCCCCAACGCTTTGTATGGCGTATAAGGGAACGCTCCCCTCGGAATTATGGGACAGGTACGACGGCGAAGGCGGTCAAGAGCAAATGACAATTGACTTATTGGTTGCTATGGATATGTCCGATAAAATCAACGACGCTACGCAAAAGTCAAAGAAGAAATTTGACGGTAAAGGTATGGCGGCTCGTCGCAAACAAAAGCAAGAGCAACGCCAATTATTAAACGACACCGAAAGTGTAGCATTTTTACAGGGCTTAGGCTTGCCCATAGAGCGTAGTGCGAAGTAAGAGAGGGTTTAGTAGTGATTGCACATTTGTTCACCTCCCTTATGCCCGTAGTGGCCTTATTCGCCACCGTAACCCTGCTCGTACTCCGAGCCGGTGCATCCCGTATTTTCTTTGATGTTGTCGGCTCGTTCCAAGCCACGCGATTGATTGGTGATGCTCAAGCAAAAATTACTGTATTGCAGGGATTGGTTCTTGACGGTCTTTCCGGTATTACGGAAGGAGTAGGGTTAATTGGCGAACAGATGCAACAGTTAGTGGACAGTACCGTTCCCCTATCAAAAGAAATTGGATTTGCTCGTATTGAATTTGAAAAGTTTGCTAACTTTGCTGACTCACAAGAAATTGGTGACAGAATAATTGAAATCGGTGAAACCTACGGGTTTGCCGCCGACCAAGCACTTGCCGCAGGTGCAAAAATGGCGCAGTTATCACAAATTGTTGGTGGTGGAGAAGCAACCGGAGTCGCTACCGAAGTGGGTATTCAGTTTGGTTTGATTGGTGGTATGGAAACAGAAGATGCTATGAAGAAGTTAATTTCCCTACAACAACAAACTAAGTTTATGTATGGTGATTTAACAAAAGCACAGTTTGACAGATTGAGTACACAAGAAAAAGCAAATCTTGTTGGGTACGAAAGTGTAAAAATGCTCAATCAATTGAACACAATTGAAAACCGTTCATCCGCAACAATGGCCCAAATGACCCATGTTATGAACCAATTCGCTTCGTCGGCAAGATTAGCCGGTGACGAAACTTCCTTTATGGCGGCGGCATCCGCTACACTGATTGAAGCCGGTGAAGAACAAGGTAAGGCCGGTCGTGCGCTTAAAATGATTTACGCCCGTCTTGGTGCTGACACAGGCAATAACTCCAAAATCCTTCGTAAGTTTGGTGTTGAAACTAAGAACGCTAATGGCTCACTTCGCAGTCTTGAGGAAATTCTTACCGACCTATCAACAATTTATCCCACTTTATCAAACGACCAACAATTACAAATTTCACAGGCTATGGCCGGAAACGACCACTATGTTCGTGCTATCAAATTGATGGAAGGATTTAACCGAACCATGCAGTTACAAACCGATGCAGTCAATGAATTGGACACGGCACAGGCTGAATTGAATAAGCGTTTTAAAGAAACGGCATTCCAATTAACACATCAAGAGGCTCGACTAAAAAACTCAAAGGCCGCAATTGGTGACTTATTAGCCCCCGCCGTTGTTAAAGCCACAAAAGCACAAGCCGACCTTAACTTTGCATTAGCGGAAATGGCTGAAACCTCACCCGAAATTAGAGCGATGATGGATGGTCTATTTACCATTCAACAGTTTGGAAAAATGTACGCTCCCCTTGTTGAAGCCAACCTAAACATGATGAGCCTTACTGTGTCCCTTCAAACACAAGTGCAGATTCAACGCGCCCTTGCGGGACAAGACTTAGTACGAGCAAGTGCATATGGTGGACAAGCGGCACAATTGAGAACCAATCTTGGTCTTATCAATGAACAGGCTACGGCTGAATCAAAAAAAGCGATGATATTAGCCTCGCAGTTAAGTTTTAACAAATCCTATGGTGCTGAACAAGAACATATTACTTTTATGAGTAATCTTGAATTAACAAACAATGTAGGTCTTTTTAGAAAGAAACAACAATTGCATATGCTTGAAGTCCAACGATTAACTACAAAGCAAAGACAAATGAAAGCGACCTCTTTAGAAATTTCTCTTGAACAAGGAAACCTGCAAGTTTTAATAGATAAAAACAAAACCGCCCAACACACTACACAAATTCACATAGATGAATTAAAACAGCAAGCGCAACTTGGAAGAGTTAAAAGAAATATCGCCACAAACGAAAGAACGCTGGTTACACTTAAAGAAAGGGGATTAGTGTTAGCAGGATTATTAACTAAAGAAGAACAAAAAGCACTTGAGTTAGCAAGACAAGGTGTTCAATACGAAAGCGAACAAATGCAAGCCGAAGGTATGGCTATTCTAATGACAATGGCGCATACTGATGCGGTTCATGGAACCACCGAAGCACATAAGATATTAGGTGCGGCAAAGGTGGAATTGACAACAATTACCGCCGGTCTTTCTAACACTGAAACCCAAAATGTTGCTATTATGGAAGTAGCGGAACGGGTTGCTCGTGAATTAGCAATTGCATATCAAATGGATGAACAAGTGCTACGACAGTTAATCCCAACATTAGGTATGTTTACAGGTTCATTAGATAAGGTAGCGCAAAAATCAGAGCAAACAGTAAATTCCGCTATGATGTTAAATATGAGAATGATGCAATTATCGGGTACTTTAGGTGCTATGTCAATGGGCTTTTCTATGTTTAGAGATGATGCTAAAGCGGCAAGAGCAAGTATGATTTTGATGAATTTTGCTATGATTCCAATGACTATTCAAATGTTTACAATGACAAAGGCTTCTATGGGCTTGATGGGAGGAATGGCGGGTGCGACTACCGCCACTAATGGGCTTACCGCCGCTTTCGCAAAACTTCATATTGTATCAAAAACTACAATAGTTTTAGGTACGCTTGCGGCAGTAATGGGTGCTATTTATTATCTTATGCCCAATGTAAAAGACGAATTTGACATGGCTACCCTTTCTATTAACGATATGAATAAAGCCGTTAGTTATACGCAAGAATCTTATCAAGCATTGGCCGAAGAATTATCAGTTTACTCTACCCCACAAGGAGTAATGGGTTATGCTTACAGAACACAGTTAGAAATTAACGATATTTTAGATAACCGAATAACTACCGAAGGTGTGTTAAAAACTGCTCAAGATGAAAAGTTAGCAGGTCTAAGAGAAGAGTTAGCCATAAGTCAAGACATACAAACTGTTAAGACACTTCAATTACTACAAGACCAACAAATTATGGGAGAAGGGATTTATGACAGAATAAAAGCGGCTCAAGCAGAGGAAGATGCGGCGACTGCGGCTCAAAACGCCTTTGATGCAAGAGGGGTATTCTCGGAAGAAAATTTCTTTCACAGATACAGTCAAGGGGCGCAGTATCTAAGTACGCTTGGGGGCAACTTTGGCGAGGGAACCAAGGGAGCAGGTATGACAGGGCCACAGGATGACATAGATGCTATGGCGGCTTCTGCGGCAGAAGCATTTAAACAAATTCCCGAACAGTATCGTGGCGCAATTGAAGAAATGGCTAAATCTTCTGCAACCTTTGAAGAATTTATGAATAAGGTTGATGAAGCACTAAAGGACACAGGCATAGTAAACCCCTTTAAACAATTAGGAAATGATATTGAAGAAAACTTTGTTGGGCCGATTGAAGCCGCTAAGGAAGCGGCGTTTGAATTTAGCAACGCTCGTGAAGAAATGTTCTTTGGTATGAGTAAAGGTAATATCACAGGAGACATGGTGAAGCAAGTAGTGAACAAGGGCGTAGAAACACTCATCAACACTACGGAAGTTATTATGACAAATAACTTTACGGGAATGACAACAACCCAAGCCGCAAATGAAATCACAAAGCAAGTAGTAGAGAATTTGAATGGGTTGGGACTCAATATCCCTAACGCATAGATAGAGAAGTGAAGAAAATGTCAAGAACAGCAACAAGCAAATACGGGTTTTGGCTCGCAGGTTATTATGAAGATTGGCTCGGCTCTCGTGTAATAGCCGATGACGACAATGTCCCATCAACAGATAGGGCGTACAATGCCGATAGTACACATCATGGAAATACTCTTAACGGAGAGGCTATACTAAATCCTCGCTACCGTTGGTCTGTTCGCGACCGCGCTAATAACAATGAGTTTTCATCTGCTTCTTCTTACTTGTCAAGTAATGATGGTGTCGCTCGTTGGGCCACTCTTGACAAAAACCGATTGGGTAAAGGTGTGCATTGGGCCGGTCGCTCTCAATTACAATACCCAAACTCAAATTTCAATTCCAATCGTGTACGGTTTAGACAAGCCGATACCGCTTCAACCGACGATGCGTATATGCTAATGTCGGGTTCATCCGATTCATCTATACGATACTACATTCCTAATGGTGACACCGATGCTTCTTATGGTCGTTCTCTTACTTATTCCTACAATGGGAAAAATTGGTTTAAGGGTCAATCGGGACTTAATACTCAACACAACACTCCCGACTTTATGCAGTGGGCGCATTTAACCGGAGTTTGGATGGGAGAGCGTACCCAATTAGGTGCGTATAACGGAACAACAGGTGCGGCAACAACGCATGAGAATACTCCCGAAGGGCATTTTATTCCGATAAAAAGCAAGTCAAAAAAACCTTTTTTGTGTGTCACAACCTACCTTAAAGATAATACGGCTCATCAGTTAGACAACCAAACACCAAGCGGTGCTTACCGTCCCGTAATCGCATCTTCCGCATCTCTAAACAGCAAGTCCGACAATGATTTTTTTACAATAAGAATGTCGGCACAGGCTATGATGGGATATTCAGCGGTTATTCCCAACGAAACGGCTGACTCAAGCGCACAGGTTGAGTATGTTCTAAAGGTTGGTTTTCCCGTAAATACTTCTTGGGGAACAACAGGTAGTGGTGGTGGTACTCCCGCAATCAATTGGACAATACGACCCCACGATGGAACAGGGCTTAGTGCCTTTGTTAGCACATATCACTCCCTGTGGGTTGCCGGACTAAAAGTAGGTAGCGAAACTGCTGATGTTTGGTTTGACTTGGATTTTAAATTAGATTACACTAATAATAAGTTTAAGGTGTATCACGATGGTACAGAAGTCACTGCGACTAATGCGACGGCGGGTGCTTATTCTTCCGGTTATACTATGGCTAACAATTCCCAAACAAGTGCCGCTTTCCTACCTTCGGAAATGACCGGATGGGAGTTATTTGTGACCCCTAATTCATCAACCTATAACAATGTAGTAGTGGCTACAATGATTGACCGTGTGGCTCTTTACAGACCCTTAACGGACATTCCCGATGGTACACTCCTACCTGCCCCCGTTGATTCATGGACTTGCACTATGCCTGTTAATGGTGTTAGCCAAGCACAAATTTCAATACTTGATGACGACACCGAACAAAATCTTACTCCGTGGTTTACGAGCGACGACATTACCGATTGGCGACTTCTTATGTTTAGTGGGGGCATTGATAGGCCGTTGTGGAATGGTATTATTGAAAAAGTAAATATCACACAAACAGCAAGCGACCGTACACGAAAAATTGTAGTACAGGCTCGCGATTCACTTTCACTGCTTGACCGACAAATTACTTCTTGGGAAATAGGACAAATTGGTGTGGGTACAGAAGACAAGGTACTCGCTCGTACAGGAGAAATAGCAACACTAACAGATTCTATGTTTATGGGTGTTAAAAAGTTTGAAGAAACACAACCTTCAATTGGTTATGAATCAGCAACCTCATACAAAGAGTTTACCTCCCAACGAACCAAACTCAATTCTGCTCACCCAATTCAAATGTATAACAATGAAGATGTGGACGGCCCAAATAATGTTGAGGAAGAATGGTCGGGATATTGGATTAAGGGAGTTAATAAAACAGGTGGAGGGGCTACCGAAGTTATTCTTGCTTACACAGGGACTTCCTACACTACATCAAGTACGCCGGACTTGTTCGGCTTCCTTGACCACAACAAAAACAATGTTACTATTAACGCAGTAAGCACAAATCCCTTTGGTGTTGCTACGGGAGAACAAGTCCTTGCTATAACGGGATTGACCTATGTACCCAATGCTTCTGTTGGTTCCGGTGTTCTTGAGGGATATGGAAGTAAGCATCCAAGAACACAAGCGGAAACCGGCTACAAAGTATTTACTTTTAGCACATTACCTTTGCGAAGTGATGGTAGCGCATTGACAACAGGGGATATTATCACCATCCCCGAATCAGCATCGGGAACAGGCATCCCTCCTTCGGGGTTTTATACGGTAAATGCAATTATTTCGTATGGTGGTAAGTCTTATGTTAAAACTGATAGTACTCAAACCGCATTAACAACAAGCACAGGTAAGACTGTTGATTACACAATTGAAAAAGGTTTTATTTCGGACACGACAGAAAATTTAGTGCTAAGGGATTCTCACGCCGTTTGGATGCGACAGTTAGCAAAAAGTCCGTGGTTTAAGAAACATTTTGGTGTGTTTGATTACAACCGTACCGATAGGTCAATTCTTCAAGCAAGCATAACTGCTGACGCTACCGTTATGCAAATAGAAACAAGTCTTTTTGATGAAGACGCTATGAGTAACGGTGTTGCACAAATTGAAACCTCCGATGGGTTCTTGGACACATTTACCTACGAAGGATATATCAGTCCCGCCTTAGACGGCAACACATATCTTGTTGGGGTCAATGGTCTTTCTCTTGACCACTATGGGCATTCGTCAAACGGTGACGAGATTTACTTCCTTACAACAAGCCAAGACTACAAGCACATATGGTTGCAGTGGGCTGACATGAGAAACAACGCTGACGCTGACGCTGACGGTGGCTTCCGAAAGAAAAGTTTTGGCTTAATGAAACCCGTTGCAGAAAATTACAATGTTAGTATTGCATTCACTGACCAATTAAATGATGACGGAAGTTATGACAATTTTACAGATTTGAAAATTGGAACAGATTTGGATATTTGGGAGTTAGATGCTGAAATTGACCCATCCACAAACGCTCCGTGGTCATCCACTCTTGCCGGTGGAAGTGTTAAGCAAGATGCCGGTTGCGTACAAATAAACAATAACGGCGGGAATGCGATTAAAGCAATTGGTGGGGGAAGTGCTAATATTGAATTTAGAATCCCAAATGCAAGCATTGGTAGTGGTACACAAAAAATAACAACCGTTGCCGCAGGTGACAAGATATACATTATGAACAGTGCCTACTACAACGGAATACATACTGTTGATACTGTTACAACAGGAGCAACCTACACCGTTTACGAACTTGCTACGGCATATATTAACGCTGACCCATACACGGCAACAGGGCCATTTGTTAAAAACGCTGATGCTGATAATCGCGAATCGGCTTTGAGAGGATGGGAAGACAAGGCAGGTTCTTTGCTTATTTACGATTGCTCAAAATTCTTTAACCTTAATACTTTTATTAACGGTGGAACCTACGGACAACGAAGCGGTGGGACAAGAAATGTTGGCGATTACGAAACAGAATTTCACGGCTTCCCTGTGTTAATGGATAACTATTGGGCGCAAGCAACAAGCACAAATCAAAACAACGCTTCCCCTTACGGTTTCCATGAAAACTTCCGAAAGTGGATTGGTGCAACCGGAGAACTAAATCGCAAGATTGAGGTTGGCGATAGTGTTATTGAAACAAAACCTTCTTCCACTTTGATAACAGATTTCCCTTCAAACGGTTTTGGAAAAATAAAAGGTTCTCGTGGAATAAACAGCCAAACACCATCCTTCCAAAATTTCTATTATACTTATGACGCTAAATTAGATTCAGCAATTGTTGAAACGGCAACCTCTAACGCCGCAGTAGCGGGGGCTTTGACAATTACTTGTAGCGGTGCAGACTTCGTAAATGACGGTATCAAGGTGGGTATGCGGGTTAGAAATGTAACCGCTAAATGGGTTGCCCAAATTACTTCTTTAACGGCAACAACAATTGTTGTTGATGATAGCGGGGCAGGTGCGGAAACGGGTAGTACAAGACAAGATGTTCAAATTGGTGACAGTATTAGCATTCCTCAGCAATTGTACGGTGTTTACATCATGCCCGACCCGATGAGTCTTAGCGTTCAAGCCGCCGAAGCGGAGTTGCAGGGCATTCTTTTAGACCCTACCCGCAAGGCTAACGGTTCCACAGTGGAAATTGACATAACATCGGCTGGTACAACAACGACCGCAGGTGCGTTTGATGAAGTTATTATTGTCGGAAGTATAAGTCCACGATACGCTCTTAGGTTTATGATGAATATTGATGGTCATGTTGTTTCCCCTAACATTGGTACTTATTGGATGAGCGACAAAGCCCGCTTCCTTTGGTCACTAAACTTATCTAAGACATGGCTTGCCCAATCTTCAATATCTTCATGGTTTGATATTGGGTCAGTCCCTATGACAAATAACATGACTACCGATGGTAGCAACGCAAACTTTGATTCATTCGGAACGGCCTACGATGCAAGAGGTGGAAAGTCAATGTTTTCAATTCTTCGTGAATCGGTAGAGGCTACCGGATTTGGTTACGACAACAGTAAGCGTTTACCTATGACTTACCAAATGGGAAGGGACAACAAGTTAGAAATCCGACCAACCTACAACAGCGGAGAGGTTGTCAATCGTGATATTCTTTCAGTTTCAAATCTTGACGCTCAAATGTCGGGACAGATTACAAATGTTCGGGTTTACTACAACAACGGCTCATCTTTTTCCGACTTCCCCGAACCAACACTCAATCAAACCTACCGTTGGAAAATTGTTGAAGTACCCGAAATTACATTTGCTGACGAGGCACTAAGTGTAGCAAAAGAAGAATATTACAAGGCTAAAACTAAAGCGATAAAGGTTAAGGGCGAAGTACTTCGCGACTTGACCCATGATGATAAGATGCTTGACAAGGGGCGGTATGGATATATCGCTGACCCGACCCGACACGGCGAGCGAGGTGTTGCTCAACAAGTAGTCCTCGGCCCCTCCTACGCCGCAGTAACGGCGGCAAATAACCACACATGGTCATCCACACAAGGAACATTTATGTCGGGGATGACAAACGCCTTAGACGGGAACATGGGAAGGCAGACGGGTAGCGACGCATTTTATCGTGACCGATTCGGTAAAGGGTTCATCTCTCCGACAAATGCAAACGCAGACCAAACAGAACAGTATTACGATAATTATTGGTGGGTTGGTGCGGCGAGCGTTAGTCACGCCGTTCAAGTGGTGAACATACCAAGCGGTTGTCCTTTGGTTAGCGACGGCGACGGAAACGAATTGAGAGTTTGGGTTGCTTTGAAGGATGGACAAACAGGAACAGATATTGAAAACGCCGAGTTTACTATTGGGCTAACTGATATGTCATTCACTACGGGAGTATCTTCGTTTACAAATTACACCGGAGGGTCAAGTACTTACTCTCCGACTCTTGCGGCAAGTGACGATTCACATATAGCATTGAATGTAAACCGAAATGGGTTTTACGAAATTGACATTCCTTCAACATATTGGGCGAGCAAACCTTCCGGTGCTAAATTTACTCTTTCGGTAAATGTAGATTACCTAAAGGCTTTGTTGTACCACCGATGCGGCGACCCTTCCGCTTCGGGCATTCTTCACAACGCTCACGACATAACCGACTTCGGGCCGAGCGCATGGACGGCAACAAACACAGATAGCATCTTCCCTCTCGGTGCAAGGAAGTACGATAATATGTCGGGACTGATGGGTATTAGGGCGGGATGGTATGCACCTCGCCTACACATCGTTGAAGACTTGAGGTGGCGACCCGCTACAACGGTGACATTCACCGATAGCGGGTTGGGTCTTACCGCTGAACCTATGGTTATCACACGAATTGATTGGCGGGTTGATGGGCGCGATATTGAGTCCGTAAATCTTGCACTTGAGCGTGACCAAACAAAGGATGCCGGAGGGTTAGCAGGTTATCTGTACCCATCCGTTTCTCGTGGTCGTGGTCAAACTCCCGCAAGTAATCCTGTTGGTGGCGGTGGCGGTGGACAACGACCAAGACCACCAACCGGCCCAATCCCACCAGCACAGAAGCCGGACGGGACAAGCACACCCGACACATCAATACCCGAAGGTGCGAAAAACCCCGATATTGGGGGAGGATTCCTCAAAAAGAGTACCGCCAATAATATGTCTTCAACCGCATATGGGAACATGAGTGGTCGTATGGATTTCTTGGAAGGCGGGGTGTCCGGTTCAAACTTCGGCATACTTGGACAGAAGAGAACGCCACCACCACTGAACACCCAACGAGCCGTTGATGGTATCGGTGACAACCAACAACCAACATCGGGAACATCAACAATTTCAAGCGAGGGGATGGTATTCACAGGAATTGTCAATCCCGAATCAAGCAACCGATACACGCAGACACACAGTATTACGGTAAAAGTACCCGACGATGTAGCCAACGAAATGTTTACCGTGGGAGGGTATTATTCTCTTGGTGGTGACGGTACGACAAAGGCGGTTGTAACGGCTACAATTGAATGTGTTGAAACAGGAGCAACACTAACGAGAACAATGACTCTAAGCGGGGATGCCGAGCGTCAATCATTCCCTATCGTTTCCTCTGCTTTAAACGGTGCTTCTACGCAAGGGAATACCATCAAGGTCACTATGAAGCGTACACCGGCAACGGGCGACGACGACGCAAGTTTCTCGTCCCTTATCCTACACAATGTTTCCGTCAATTTCCAACGATTCAGTTTGAAAGGTTACGGAACATCTTCTCTTGGATTCAAACCCTACTGATGCGTAAAGTCTTTCCTTAAAGATAACACACGCTTGGCTTGCTTGTTTTTAATACCACTTACTTTTACCATTTCTTTTTGGCGAGTCTTCTTTTGTAGGAGGCAAGAAAGGGAGCCGTAGTGTTGAAGAAGTGCAACGGCTTGTTCTCTCAAGATACCACAACCCATCAACGCCTTGATTCGGTCATCGGTTTCCTCAACAACAACCTGCTCCGGTTCATGTGCCTTCGGTGGTTTTATTTTTGCGATAACATTTTGTCGGTGGTTGGTGTAAAGCCATTCCACGAAGTCATCCATCGTAGTCAATTGTAGGAAGTGGAGATTGGGGAATCGGTGGTGCATAGTCATCTTGAACGAATTGATGACGGCCAACATTTTTCTCCGTTCCTCCGCAATTTCTCTTGCCGATGGACGGCGACCGTGGAACCACGGTTTCAATTCTGTATTGTAAACCACGAGAAATGGTTTTTCAAACTTTTCGCATAAATCATTTAATTGACCAACGATGGTACGACTGCGACCAATCCCAAGAATACTACGGTAAAGGTCATTGATTTCTTTTGCCTCAATTCCCCAATCACCAAGCACATAATCCCCACTTTTCAATTGAAGAATACGAGCCTGTCCCTTTGGGTTCTTGTCAGCGTCACCTAACTTTACGAGTAATTTATGAATTAGTTTGTCGTTTTCCCGATGGTCTATGAGAAGCATGGTGGTGAATTGGTACTTCGTTTTATCAATCTATCGTACCATCATATCGCCAACACTTGCCCTCACACATACCACGCAGGTTGAACCATCGGCAGGAAGGAGCATTACCGTACCCAATCGTGCTTCGTATTCCTTGACGACTTCGGTACTCATTCCAATTTGACCAATTAAGAGTTTTAAGGTAATCAAAAATTGTATTTTCAATTTCAGTTTTCTGTTCTTGGCTTAGGCTTGATGGGTCAGCGAACCATCGTAATTCTTGCGACATATGCTGAACAAGAGCGACCCGTATAGCATGGGGTGGGTTATCAGCATTGACCGCCTTTTCCAAACAAGGCATGATTGGTACATCACCGGCCAAACCTACATCACCCGTGAATTTGTGCATCTCAACCTTTGGTTGGGGATTGTTGTTCACCCAAAGAACAAAGTCAAAACTACTTTCGTTTGGTTTACCGAAGAATGGACAAAACTCGGCCCATTCCTTAACGGGTCGCTTGGGTATTTTGAAATCCTCGTTCATCATTTGCTCGGCAGGGATAACAACGGCCCAACGCTTACGGGTGACATTGTATGTGTTTGGTATGCGAGTTAGTTTTGCGGGAAAAGCGAAGCCGTCAAGCGTCTTCAATCCTTCACTCATTCGCTTTTGGTATCGCGCCAAATGATTATGGAAAGATGCTCCCATAACTGCTCGCTTGAACAATTGATGAACATGAAATCCACGACCCGTCGCAACGACCCGTACATCTCCTTGTAGGCGGGTGAGCAATTCACGAACATCGCGTTTAACCTCTTCAATGCCTCCCCGTTCCCCCGCATCAAAGTCCCACCATGCTCTATCAATTATGGCGGTCGTCGTATCAAACTTCCACGAAGCCGTGTGGTCTGTATCTCGGAAAGAATACAAAGATGTGTATAGATTACTTTTACCGTTAAGTTTAGTAATATACTTTGAGGCTTGGTTTTTGTCTTTGCACATGACTCGCTTCAAACCAATTTCGCGAGGCATTGGGAATAGTTTTACTTTGCCGTCCATCGGTGTCCACAACCTCTACAATTGAACACATCTATTTGTGACGGAACATGGCCTTCTTGACCTGTAACGCTCCACATCACTTCAACCACTATGTTTCCACTGTCGCACTTCTCGCATCCTTTACTCATTCTAATTAACTCCTATCAATTCTTCGTTGCATGATAAATGAAACTCGCACCATTGGGTACAAAAGTAGTCATTCCACTTCATCGGCCACTCTTGGGTCATAATACCATGCACACTGTTGCTTAACTTTTTCTCCATAGCAGTTATGCTTCTTTTCCCAACCTTCTCGTAAACAGCAACACCCATGAAGTCCCCAATGTATGTCTCGCAGTTACGCTTCTCCATCATCTTGAGAAGAAATTCGGGATTATCCGCATCGGGGAAGATAGTCAAGAAATGTGTGGGTTCGTCATATCCGGCCAACATAAGAAGTTTACGATAAAAGCACAATTCGCCCCTTGTTCGTGAAAGTTTGCTTTGGTTCGCATTCCCCGTCTTCAATTCAACCACAACAAGGTGTCCATCGGGATGACGGAACACACCGTCAATCATGCCGACAAACTCAACAGGGTAAACGATAGTTTCCGCACCATCACCCGCTTCATTATCAATAAGGACTTCAACCGATGAAGGAATAACATGCTTGTCTTCCAATTCAACAATTTCAATGTAGCCCCATTCATCGGCAACCGATTCAAGGATTTCACGGAGGGCATCAACGCCCGCTTCGCTTTGCACACCTTGAGCGATGGCGTATTTGTTGAAGGTGGTGTCCATGTGAACCAATGGCGATATATCGCATGACTTATCAAGGGACAATTCACGAAGCGAATCCTCCATGACTTGATGTATCGCAGTACCACGAATAGCGGCATCACTTGAAGGAATGTCCATGTCGGGAAGTGCAATCTTGTTCCACCAATATTGACGGGGACACATAGCATACTGTGTGTACGATGACTTGCTAACGCGTAGCACTAATTCTTCTGTAACTTTGGTTGGGTCATATACCGACCGCTTCTTCTCGCCCATGTTTTACCATAGGTTTGAGGGCTTATAAACCTTACTA